TGGGTGGTGTCAGCCCGCCTTCCTGCCGCTCTTCACGGTATTGGCCTGCGGCTTGTGAATCTTGCGGGGCCGCTTCTCACGCGCTTCGGCTGCAAAGCCCAGCCGCATGAAGAACACCGCCAGCAGAATCAGCACCATAGCCGTAATGAACGCACCGTCCGAAATGGTGCCGCCGGTCTGACAGGTGCCCTCGAGGCCCATGCTGTACAGCAGGCCCGTCGCAAAGCTCCCCATTGCAAGCCAGTACCAAACGCCAGATTTGATTCTCATGCGGATTCTCCTTTCTCAACAGTAGGGAAGAACAGCTCCCCGATTTCGTCCTGCCGGATGTCCAACAGTTCACAAATTGCTACGATCTCTTTACTTGTCCACGGCTGGTGCCCGTTCATCCGGGCGCTCATAGTGTACCGGCCAATGCCGCTATGTTCAGCGACTTCCTGATCGCGGTAGCCGCAGCTGTGGAACCGCCCCCGCAGCTTCCAGTACGGAATCTGCCGGAAGGTGCCCTGTACGACCTTCATCATGCTTTTTCGACCTCTTTTCTTTGATGTGTGCCAGCCGTGCAGGCTGGTTCTTGTCCCAGCGGGCTTCCCGCCAGTATTTGTTCCGCCCGTTCATCAGGCGGTCTCCTTGCCAAGACGCTGCTCCTTCTCCTGCTCGCTCAAAAGCTCGCGGGGGTCAACGTTCAGCGTGTCGGCAATGGCCTTGAGCGTCCGGGGGCTGGTGCCGCCCTTCTTTTTGATGTAGTAGTAGGTGGCCCGCTCAAGGCCAGCAGCCTGCATCAGCTCGGTAACATTTACTCCCCGTAAAATCATCAGGGATTCAATTTTTTTCATGCTTACCTTCAAATTATCACCTTCTTTCACGCTTCCAGCCGCTTTGCCCGGACATTCAGAAACTGGTTCACAAAGTAAATCTGTCCCTTCCCCGTGACTTTCGGGGTCTTGTTGATGCTGGTGTGGCCGTCCGAGTGCACCACGGTGGTCTCCTTGATCTCAAACAGGCACATTTCCACGGCCCGCTGGGTGGGCATATTATAGTCGCTGCGCTTGGGGTCGCGGATCAGATAGCCGTGCTCCCGCATCCAGCTGAACAGCCGGTTCTGCCCGATCTGCACACCGTTCTGGCACAGCAGTTTTGCCAGCTCACCTACAAGGATGCTCTTCTTGCTGGCGCTTACAGCATCCGCAAAGATGCCCTTCGGGGTCAGCTCTGCAATCTGAGCGTCCTTGTGTTCCAGCTCGTCGTGGGCGGCAATAAGGGCCTGCGCCATCAGCTCCGCGCGGGAAAGCTGCGGGCGCTGTGCCAGCTGCTTCTCCATCTGGTTGAAGGCCTCGATGTACTTGAGCTTCCACTGCACGGCTTCCTTGCCGGTAAAGCCCATGGCCAGCAGGGAAAAGCCGTCACGGTTCATCAAGTATTCCGGGAATTTCTGGCCGCGATACTCGAACTCGGTCTCGTGGAAGAATTTAGTAGCCGAATTTTCGGCCACTAAAAGTTGACGAATAGCCGCCAGAACGTGCTTATGCTCCTTGCCAAAGCGCTTGGCAACGTCCCGGCTGGATGCCACTGGTTCGCCGTTCTGGGTGGATAAGATAATGTCGTCCATGTGGATTTGTACCTCCTTGTATTCACTTCACTTTCGCTGTAAAATAAAAAGACGGAAAGGAGGTGAATGGAAAAATGATTTTTGAAAATTTTTTAAGAATGCATGGTCTGAATATGCAAATTGAGCGAGATGGTGAAATTATTGCAACCGTTCCAGGTTTGCCAAACCGAGAAACGGCAACGAACCGTCAGTACGTTGGATTTCGCCCAAAAACCGATATTAAAATAGACGATGTTATTATCACTCCGGCCAATGAACGGCTTTATGTAACGGAAACGCAGGCATCGTTCTTCCAAAAGCAGCAGGAAGAAATAAAAGCGTTCTATATGACCGAAGTCGAGAAAAAGCGAAAAGAAACCGAACAGCGTCAGAGTAATATTTATAATATCGGTACAGCTTACGGTTCTGTAATTGGAACAGCCAATACAGCGACCATCAACTACCAGACGAATTTTCAGGAACTGCGGGAAATGGCAGAAGCTGAAGATGCACCGGACAAAGAGCAAGTCCAGAAGTTAGTTGATCTTGTTGAGATGATCGTAAATGACCAGATTCCTCCGCAGAAGGGATTGTTGTCCAAGTTTTCCGAAACGATGGAACGTCACTCGTGGATTACAAGTGCTGTTGCATCTGCGCTTGTATCGTGGTTGACACAACTTCCGCACTGATCTCGATGGTCAAGTTTAACAATGCTTTTCCATTGCTGGACTGAACCAACGAATAATCCTTCACGTTCTGGATAACCGTTCCGTCTATCTGGCAGCTAAAACGATTGTCCAAGTGCGACAGCTGAATCTCTTGCGCCCCGCGCTTCTCTTCCTTAGGAGCGTGGGGCCTTTTGCTGTTGCTCATCTTCTTCACCTCCTTTGGATGAACTTGCAAAAGTGTAATTAAATTCCACTTTTCTTGCAAAAAAATATGGAATCACGCTGCTGCATGTCCATGCCGAGAGTATTGGCCAGAGTGTCAATTTCACTGGCCTTAAACTCGGTCTCGTTATCAATTTTCATCTGCAAAGCATACGGTGTCAGGCCCATAATTTCGGCAATGGCCTTATATTTAAGCCCGGAATCTGCAATGATGGAACGCAGCGCATTGGTGTCGGTCATGGTTGTCACCTCCTTTCAAAGTGGAATTGAATTCCACTAACCACATAATAGCACCGAGTGGAAATAAAGTCAACCTTTTTTGAGGAAAAAATAAAAAATACTTGAATATTATTCCACTCTATGATAAGATAAGAGCGAAGGTTGGTGATTTTATGGCAACTCTATACGACAGAATCAAAAGCCGCCGCACGGAGCTTGGCTTAACAGTCGAAGAACTGGCTCACAAGATGGGCTATAAAGATAAATCTTCTATAAGTAAGATTGAAAATGGTAAAGCCGATATCCCACAATCAAAAATTGCAGCATTTGCTGATGCGCTGCAGACCACCCCCGCCTACCTGATGGGCTGGGAAGAACAGCCGGAGCCCAAGAAGCCCACCATCCCCCCGGGCTTTGAGCCGATGCCAAAGATGAAGAAGATCCCGCTGATCGGAGCCATTGCCTGCGGGGAACCCATCACGGCAGAGCAGAACATTGAAAAAATGGTGGACGTGCCGGAGAACATCCGGTGCGATTTTTCCCTGACCTGCCACGGTGACAGCATGGTGGATGCCGGCATTCACGATAAAGACGTGGTGTATATCCGCATCCAGCCGGAGGTGGAGAACGGCGAGATCGCAGCGGTGCGCATTGATGGTGAAGCCACCCTCAAGCGGGTATATTACAACCCCGGCACGCTGACCCTGATGCCCGCAAACCCGGCTTATGCGCCCATGATCTACACCGGCCCCCAGCTGGAGGAGGTGCACATTGAGGGCAAGGCCGTAGGCTGGACACACTGGGTGGGGTAATTTTGGATTATCGGAGTCATTCCAGTCTATATAGCGAAGGAGTGTTATGTATGAAGAAAACTATGAAAAAGACCGTTGCAGCACTGTGCATTGCCGCAACGCTTGTATCTGTGGCAGCGCCGGCAATGGCTGTCAGCCCAGCAGAATATATGAGCACAGCCGCTCTTGAAGAATGCAATACTGCGACGGTAGCGCAGGTGGAAAGCCTGATCAACCAAATCGGAACCGTCACGACTGCCCGCCGCCCGGCAATTGTGGCTGCCGTGAATGCCTATAATGAATTGGACGATGCAAGCAAGGCGCAGGTCAGTAACTTTGCGGTGTTGGCAGAAGCCCAGCAGGTGCTGGGACTGAAAGACGCTCTTGCAAAGCTGAAAATCAGTTACGATAAGGTCGAGGACGCAAGAAGCTATGTGTCACCCACGGAAGACCGACTGAGCAATCAAGGCAAAAGCTATATACTGCCCTTCTTTGTAAATGGCAGCACCAATGATCCGTCAATGTTTTTCATGGTTCTGTGTAGCGGCAACAAATATGTGTACTTGGACACGATCACGATTCGCGCGGGCGAGTATAAATATACCTACACGATCGATTGGACGGATGTGGATCGTGGCTATGATGGAAAGCAGTATTGGGAACTGACCTCCTTTGTAGGCGATGATGAAGATATCCAGTGGTTTAAGAATATTTTGAGCGCTGATGAAATCATTATCCGATACAGCGGCGATGGTGGCAGCATCGACCACATAGTCGCCCCCGAAGAGCGTCAGGCGATTACGGATGTTTTGAACGCATATGATCTGTTCAAGGCAGCAAGCCCGACTGTGCGCGCAAAGGCTTTGAATAACTGATGTAAACTAAACAAAAACTCCCCCGGCGCGCCAACGCAAAGCATGGTGCTTGCGGATCAGCAGCTGGAGGAGAAGGTCATTGAAGGGCTGGCGGTAGGGTGTTGCCGTGGGTTGGTGTGAAAGGATAGAGGATGGAAAATAACTTTCAGTTTTTGATATATCGCTCTGCGGAGGAAGATGTTTCGATCAATGCCGTTGTGAAGGACGAAAGCATCTGGCTGACACAGCAGGGCATGGCCGAATTGTTCGGCGTACAGAAACCTGCTATCAGTAAACATCTTAAAAATATTTTTGAAGAAGGCGAATTGGACGAAAAAGTGGTTGTTTCCAAAATGGAAACAACCACACATCACGGTGCTCTGGACGATAAGACGCAGACCAGAGAAACAAACTTCTACAACCTCGATGCCATTATCTCTGTGGGATACCGTGTCAACTCCCGCCGGGCTACGCAGTTCCGTATCTGGGCTACCGGCATTCTCAAAGAGTATATGACCAAGGGCTTTGTGCTGGATGACGAGCGCTTGAAGCAGGGCAAGGACGCTTTCGGTAAGGATTATTTCCGTGAGTTGTTGGAGCGTGTTCGATCCATCCGCGCCAGTGAGCGCCGGATCTGGCAGCAGGTGACGGATATCTTTGCAGAGTGCAGCATCGACTATGACCGCAACGCGCCGGTGACCAGGGACTTCTATGCCATGGTGCAGAACAAGTTCCACTATGCGATCACCGGCCAGACGGCGGCAGAGATCGTGTACAGCAAGGCCGACCACACCAAGGAGCACATGGGGCTAACCACATGGAAGTACGCACCAGAGGGGCGTGTGCTCAAATCGGATGTGTCCATTGCAAAAAATTACCTGTCCGAGAAGCAGATCCGGCAGCTGGAACGCACCGTTTCCGGTTACTTTGACTATATCGAGGATCTGATCGAGCGGGAAAACACCTTCACTATGGAACAGTTTGCTGCCAGCATCAACGAGTTTTTGTCCTTCCGGCGGTACGATATTTTGCCGGACAAAGGCAAGATATCTGCCCGTCAGGCAAAGCAGAAAGCGGAAGCCGAGTATGATCTATTCAACCCCACGCAAAAGATCGTGTCGGATTTTGACCGGGCGGTGAAAAATCTGAAAAACTGAGGCAGTATACAAACTTTGCACATTGCTCAATAAAATAAATGCCGCTGCGTCACCAATGCAGCAGTTACGAAAGGAAGAAAATGGAAGAATATAATTTTCAGCTTGTTGAAAAAATCAACCAGCAAGTGCATGTTGTTCAGGTTCCTGATACCTGCTCGTTTTGGATGATCCGGACAAAGTCGGGTGCATACTACAGTGAATACATTCATAATGGGTATATCGCAATTGGCTGGAATGCAGTTCTTCAAAGTAATATCACACAAGATACAGAAGAAAAATTGCGTCAAGCAGTAGAGCTAAATTACGCTGATAAACGGCCAGGTGCCGCTATAAACAAATGCTATAGTTTTGCGAGCGAAATGCAGGCTGGCGATCTGGTTATGATTTTGGGCGATAAAAGAGTCGCCTTCGGAATAATTGGAGAATACTTTGAAAAACAGGACATTCAGGATCCAATAAAAAAAGAATTAGAGGCAGACGCCCAAATTGCTGCGGGCTTTCATAAGCAAAATAGAATTGAATGTCCTTATGTGAAGCGTCGAAAAGTTCAAATTATAAAAGAAGTCGAAGAGCTCAGACTGACACCAATGCTGGCGCGTGCAATGCTGAACCACCATAGTTTGTCCACAATCAGTGACTATGCTATTCCAGTTTTAAACACTTGTTTTGATTTGTATGTTTACAACGGAGAAACCCATGCCGTTTTTCGCGTGAATACAAAAAGAAAAATAAAAGGTCGTGATTTTGCGACATTTTGTTATTACATAACTGAGATTTTTTCTGTTCTTAATGAAGATGAAGACATTTCAATAACAACGAATTTGAATTCTCCGGGAGACTATGTTGTTGCATTCTCTCAGGGAATGGATTTTATTCAGGAACATTGGTTTGCGTTCTTATTTATCTTTGCGGTGCTTTTTGGCGGTAGCTATGAAGTGTCAGGGCTGAAAATTGATATTCCGTCTGTTAGAGGATTGATCAAATGGGTATGCAACCGCAAACATGATAACAGCATTAAAAGTTTGGAAGCAGAAAAGTTAAAAAAGAAATCAGCGGAATTGATCTGGATAATGAATTAAAACGTATTCAGATTGCCAGAGAAAAGGAAGAAAGTGTTCTTCAAAAAATGCCGACAGACCAGGAATTGGAAAAGCTGCAAAAAGCAAGTCGAGCTCTTGAACTTCAAGAGCCCGACTCTAAAGTGGTTATTTTTCCTTCGTCCAATGAGGGAAATCATAGGGACGGTAGTTCTTGAGAAGAATCAACGAAAAAATAACAAGTAAAAGTTCAACTGTAAAAGGAATAAAATCGTGAAAAAAGAAAAAAGTGAGAAATTTACAAGAGGCCCCCAAAAGAATAGCAAGAAAAAGCACATAGGAAGTAATACGATATAGAATGTTCAACAGCTTCCACATAGGGCAGTCTCCTTTCTCCATGGTGATTGTATCATAAAGTAGTCAGCATTGAAAGACGATTCACGATTTTCGCACACAGAGGGATTGTATGAGCTTTCAAAATAATCTTCGTGAGTTGAGGTCTGAAAAGAGGCTCACTCAACAGCAACTTGGTGAAATCTTTCATGTCAGCCGGACTACAATATCGAATTATGAAACAGGAAAAATGGAACCAAGCATTAAAATGATTCTGGATATTTCAAGATACTTTGAAGTTTCTGCGGATTGGTTGCTTAAATAAAAACCTCCCCCAGCGCGCTAACGCCGAGGGAGTTAAGATAAGCGGCTCACCCTTGCGGGGTCATCGCACACTCGACACTGCGATTATACCTCTTTTGGGCGGGCTTGTCAAAGTGTACCCTTTTGGAGGTGAAAACAATGAAAAAGAGGACAAACACAGCGTTTTGGGTCGAGAAGGAAAAGCGTTGGTGCATTGCGGTGCAGAAGAACGGCACCCGCAAACGGTTTTACAGCAGCACGCCTGGCCGCACCGGCCAGCGGGAAGCCAACGCAAAGGCCGATGCCTGGCTTGACGACAGCATCCGGGACGGCAAGAAGAAGGTAGCTGCCCTCTATGCCCAGTGGGTAGAAGAACTAAAGCTGACCTGCGGCACATCCTATGTTGAGCAGTGCAAGAAATACGGAGATTACTATATTCTGCCTGTCTGTGGGGACATCCGCATTGACGAGCTGACCGAAGGCGATCTGCAAAAGGCCATCAATATGTCTTTCAAAAAGCGATGCCTTAAAAAGGAGCGTCAGCGTAGGTCAAGCGACAAGCCTTTGAGCCGCAAGACCATTATGACGATTCGCTCAACGGAGATCAGCTTTTTGAAATGGTGCCGCCGGAACAGGTACAGTACGATGTTCCCTGAGCTGTCTATCCCGAAGAATGCCCGCATGGGGAAGAAAAAGATTTTACAGCCGACCGCTTTGAAAGTCCTGTTTGATGTGGACACCCGCCTTTACTATGGCAAGCTGGTCTTTGACGAGTATATCTATGCCTACCGGTTTGCAGTTGCTACAGGTGTACGCCCCGGTGAACTTGTGGGGCTCTGGTATGGTGACGTCAAAGGGAACACGGTCAATCTGCGCCGCAGCATCAACCGGTTGGATGAGGAAACCACCGGCAAGAACGAAAACGCCATTCGCTCATTTGACATGGGCGAGGAAGCCCATGAGGCCTACGAAGCGCAGGTGGCCTTGCTGAAGGCTTCCGATATCCCGCTGAACTATACCACCCCTTTGTTCCAGATCCCGAACCAGAGGGCTTTATTCAAGCGCTGGAAGAAGTACCAGCGTGACAATGGCATTGAGCCTCAGGTCACGCTGTATGAGATGCGGCACACTTTCGTCAGCATTGAATCAGGCGTATTGACCGACAGCCAGCTGAAGATGCTGGTCGGTCACAGCAAGAACATGGACACTGCCGGAGTGTATCGGCACGAGCTTGACGGTCAGAGGGAAGATCTTGCTGCCGCTACCACCGCGGCATTCAGGAAGGCTCAAGGGTGATTCTGGTAACACATTTGGTAACACTCTTTTTTGTAAACGTAGCAAAATACATGGGTTACAAACCAACCCCACTACATTTTTAGCAAGTGTTTAGGCGCGTTGCAGATATGTTTTTGACGCCACTCAATCATTTTTTATTGTTCGACCCCCACTACCCGCATACAAAGAAAAGCGCGATGAGTTCTCAGAATTCATCGCGCTTTCTTATATAATAAATAGTGTTGTTCGAGGTCCCCTCCCTCGCACAAAAAGAAACCGGTACAAAATGAGTACACCCCTGATAGACATTCCTACGGGTTGGGACCCACAGGCTAAGCAAAGCCGCACTGTGGCTTTGCTTGCGGCATAAATGCCGCCGCCTTGTTCGAGATCCCCTCCCTCGCACAAAAAGAAAAACCAGCACACAATGTGTACTGGTTTTTGGTGCGAGGGAGGGGACTCGAACCCCCAAGGATAAACCACACGCACCTCAAACGTGCGCGTCTGCCAGTTCCGCCACCCTCGCATACCGTATTGTTTTCGCAGCCCTGAAATCTCTGAGGTGAAAGACCGTGATGCGGACTGCTTGAATATATTACCACGTTCCCGGCAGATAGTCAAGCGCTTTTTCTCTTTTTAAATGAAATTTTTGGGCCGTCATTTCTTAAGAATATGTTGGTTGAAATGCATGGATGGGTGTGATATTATAAAACTAACTATCTCTGCTCAGTTGTTTTGGCAGCAGGGAAGAAGATGATAAGGATACGGCGGAAATGCATTTCTGCGCAGGGTGCAGACCGACCGGTTTTTTGAAAGGAATTTGAGTGGACGCAGGAATGAACGAGAAAAAAGAAAATGTTATTGTAAACGGTTTTTTCTGGCGCTTTGCAGAGCGGTGCGGTGTGCAGCTGATCTCAGCGGTGGTGTCCATCCTTCTGGCGCGCATCCTTACACCCGATGATTACGGCAAGGTGGCACTGGTGACGGTGTTCAACAATATCATGTATGTCCTGCTGGACTGCGGCATTGGCACCGCGCTGGTGCAGAAGAAGGAAGTGGACGAGCTGGATTACTCGTCGGCGTTCTTTTTCAGCATTGTGATCAGCTTTGTGCTGTATGGGGGAATGTTCGTGGCGGCACCGTATCTGGCTGCTTTCTACAATGACCCCAGCATGACCCCGATCTTTCGCGGCATCAGCCTGACAGTGGCGGTCTGCGGCATCAAAACGATCCAGCAGGCGCATGTGACCCGGAACATGAAGTTCCAGTATTTTTTCTATTCCGCCTTTGCGGGCGCGATCGTATCCACGGTCCTGGGCCTGGGCCTTGCCTATATGGGCTTTGGAGTCTGGGCGCTGGTGGTGCAGCAGGTATCCAATATCACGGTGGACACGCTGGTGCTGTGGAAACTGTCCTCCTGGCGGCCTAAGATGGAGTTTTCGTGGCAGCACCTGAAAGGGCTGCTCTCTTATGGCTGGAAGCTGCTGGCCTCGTCGCTGAGCAGCGTCATCTACAACAACCTGCGCAGCCTGATCATCGGCAAGATGTACACCTCGGCGGATCTGGCGTATTACAATCAGGGCGATAACCTGACTTATAATATCGCGTCAAGCGTGGATACTTCCATTGAGAGCGTTTTGTTCCCGGTCATGTCCTCACTGCAGGATGACCGTGCGCAGGTCAAGAACATGACCCGCCGCTCCATCAAGACCTGTACCTATATTATTGCGCCGGTGATGATGAGCACTGCGTTCTGTGCCGAACCGCTGGTGCGCCTGATCCTCACCGAGAAGTGGCTGCCCTGTGTGCTGTTCCTCAGGGTGTTCTGTCTGGGGTATGTGTGCTGGCCGATCATCACGGCAAACCTGAATGCAGCCAAGGCGGTGGGCCGCAGCGATCTTTACCTGAAATGTCAGCTTTTGAACGAAGGGGTGTGCATCCTTCTTCTGCTGGCAACATTCCGTGTCAGCGTCGAGGCCATTGCATATGGTATGCTGATCACGAATGTTGTGACCCAGATCCTGGATGCACAGCTCAACAAAAAGCTGATCGGCTATGGCTATCTGGAACAGATGCGTGATATCCTGCCGACCCTGCTGCTGGCAGCGGGCGCGGGCCTGTGCATGTATCTGGTCATTTTCCTGCACCTGCCGGATCTGCTGACGGTGATCATTCAGGTGGTGGTTGGTCTGGGCATTTATCTGACAGGCTCTGCCATTCTGGAATTGGACACCTTTGAATATTTCAAGGATGTGCTGGCTCCGTCCATCCGGCAGAAGCTGAAACGCTGAGACCGGCATTTTGAATCGTGTAAAAATCCGTCGGGCGGGTGATGTCCGACGGATTTTTGTTCTTTTTGTCTAAAGTATACAAGAACAAACATTAAAAACCGGCAAAGCGACCATTGAAAAAACGCAACTGATATACTAGAATATAAGTACAAGAGCGCGGCACACGGCTGCGCGGAAAATGCAAAGCAGAAAATATAAAACAGGAGGATTTTCCTATGCCTATGAAAATGGGTTGGCGCTGGTATGGCGAGGGCAACGATCCCATCAGCCTGAGCGACATCAAGCAGATCCCCGGCGTGACCAGCATCGTCTGGGCGTTGCACGACAAGATGCCCGGCGAGATCTGGGAGATCGACGAGATCCAGAAGGTAGCCGATCAGATCCACGCTTACGGCTTCGACATGGACGTGGTCGAGTCGGTCAATGTCCACGATGACATCAAGATCGGCCTGCCCACCCGCGATAAGTACATCGAGAACTACAAGCAGTGCATCCGCAATCTGTCCAAGTTCGGTGTCAAGGTCATCTGCTACAACTTCATGCCGGTGTTCGACTGGACCCGTACCGATCTGTTCCACCCCGTGGGCGACGGCTCCACTGCACTGTTCTACGAGAAGGACAAGATCAAGGGCGATTACAAGGCTATGGCTGAGTACATCATGTCCTTCACTGAGAAGTATAACATGACCTTCCCCGGCTGGGAGCCGGAGCGCATGGCAAAGCTGGACGAGCTGTTCAAGGCTTACGCCCCTGTCACCAAGGAAAAGCTGTGGGAAAACCTGAAGTACTTCCTGGAAGCACTGATGCCCACCTGCCATGAGTGCGGCATCAAAATGGCTATCCATCAGGATGATCCCCCTTGGGATATCTTCGGCCTGCCCCGTCTGCTGGTGGATGCTGAGAGCATCGACCGCTTCCTGAGCATGGTGGATGATCCGTACAACTGCCTGACTCTGTGCACCGGCAGCCTGAACGCAAACCCCAACAACAACTGTGCCGAGATCGTGCGCAAGCACTGCGACCGCATTGCCTTTGGTCACATCCGCAACATCCACCACTTCCCCAACGGCGACTTCTCCGAGGCTGCTCACCGCGACTGCTGCGGCGAGACCGGCATCATCGAGGTGCTGCGTGCTTACCATGACTGCGGCTTTGAGGGCTACATCCG